AATATTTAATCGCACCACCAGAAGATTTCGCACAACAGATAAACCAGTGCGAGAAGTGGATACCAATAATTCCGTTTTAAAAGTACCTACCGAGCATCAGGAGCAAGTTTTATTTGTTCAATGGTTCAGGCGAACTTATCCAGAAGTTAGAATATTTGCCATCCCAAACGGTGAGGCTAGGTCTCAGAGTGCAGGAGCAAGGTTAAAAGCCGAAGGCGTTTCTGCCGGTGTTCCCGATCTTTTTATACCTGCGTGGAACACTTGGATCGAGATGAAAAGATCAGATGGAGGAAGAATTAGTCCAAAGCAAAAAGATTGGTGGGACTATCTTTGTAGCATAGATCATCAGGTGTTTGTATGTGAAGGTGCAGAAGTTGCAAAAGAAGTTGCGAAAAAGGTGTACAAGCTTACCTTATGATGTCATAATGTTCATAAGTTAAGTAAATAAATAAATAAAAGGTAATACATTATGTCTAAAGCAACTCATAACGGAACTTGTCAGGTTTGTGGACGCACTCATGCTGTTAATAACAAGTGGGGAGATCTAGCTAAACATGGTTACACAGTACAATTTAATTATTTTCGCGGAACTTGTAAAGGTAGCGATAACTCACCACTTGAAGTATCTAAAGTTTTGGCTTTAGAAACTATTAAATATTGTTTGACGCAGGCCGAGCGCTTTAATGCAGTTACTCCAGACCAAATTAAATTAATTAAAGTTATCGTAAAGGTTAGGTGTGATGAAGACGGTTGGTATGCTGGAGCATGGGAGAAAAAAGAAGTGATGATGAACGCTACTGAGTGGGAAGCGCATCGGTTATCACTTAGCAGTCAATACAGTGGCTATCTTGGAAACTCACGCACTTTTGAAGATGCTCAAGAACGTGCAGTAAGCGCATTAAAAAGAGAAGCTGCATTTTTAATAGACCATGCAGGAATGCTTGAGTTTAGAATTGAGACTCATTACGGACAGCCTCTTCAAAGAAGAGAGTCAGACATTGAGCGCATCAAAGAGACTTTTGACAGTATGCCAGAAGCTTACACTAGAGCAGAAGAGTTAAAGCTAGAAGGCTGGAAGGCTAGAGTAAGCCGTAGAAATTATGATAGCCACACTACCTTAACCGCAACTCGATAACTAACAGCAGGGGCTTCGGCCCCAATGGAGTATCAAATGAGCAGCTATACATATTATGACCTTCAAGCAGACCTAAAGAACCATGCCAAAGACAAGCATGATGAGGATGTGGCTAAGTGGTTACAAAGCCGTCCAGAAGTGGGTGCTTTAAATAATGGTAAGTTTTACATTCACGCTGGCCCTAATCGTATCTATACAGAAATAGCAATATTTTCGTAACAATAACGGGGCTACGGCCCCTTATTTATTCCTGTAAATTAAGTTGCATATAATGTTGACTCAATTACCTTTTAAGGTCTATAATACGTTGTAGGTTAAATAACTAGAAAGGAAAAAGACATGAGTAATATAGATTTTGACACTTTATTCAGCGACCTTGAAGATGACTTTGATGCCGTTCCTACAACTGAGTCTACAGGGTTCTATGCGAAAACAGAGCAGTTCCCTTGCCAAGCTTGTGCAGGAACCGGCAAGTACACTGGCGTTCGGGTTCATCAGTACCGTACTGACTGCTTCGCTTGTCGCGGTAAAGGTTACTTCATGACTAGCGCAGCAGATCGTGCTAAGGCATCTAAGCAGCGTCACAACCGCAAGGCTGTAAAGCTTGAAGCCACTAGCCGTGAAGGCGTAGCTCAAATTGTCGCGGCCATTGGTCCCGAAGGTTTTGCTTGGCTCACTAGCGCAACGTGGTCATCTTTTTATCAGGATCTTCTTGGCAAGGCTAAGAAGTACGGCGCTTTGTCAGAAAAGCAGCTTGCTTGCATAGTCAATGGCTACGCCAAGCAGCAAGAACGTAACACTGCCCGTGCTGCAGTAGAAGCTAATACACCTGTGCTTGATCTTGGCAAGATTAACGCTTTGTTTGACACTGCGCTCAATAACGGATTAGCCAAGCCTAAGCTTGTGTTTGGAGCTATCAAGCTTTCTCTTGCTCCTGCAAGTGGCAAGAATGGTGGTTGTATCTACGTGAAAGACGAAGGTGAATACGCAGGCAAGATTACACCTGAAGGCAAATTTTTTGGTCTGCGTGAGTCACGCAAAGAAATTCTTGCCGAGCTGCAGGTTATTGCAGAAGATCCCAAAGCAGCAGCAGTTCAGCACGGACAAGCTACAGGCAACTGTGCTTGCTGTAACCGATTGCTTACGAATGCTAAATCAATCGAGATAGGCATAGGCCCAATTTGTTTAGAGAACTGGGGACTTTAATTAATTAATAACGGGGCTGCGGCCCCTTAATCTAGGAGAAGTTTTATGACTACAGCAAACGATCCAGCTAACGATGTTTACGATTACGAGGCAGAAATAATCGAAACCCGTGACAAGATGTTTTGGGATCTTCAGACGACTGGCAGCACATTCGTTAATACTGAAGAGGTCACTATATTTAATCTTCTTGAAGACATTGAAGAGGGAGACAAAGACGAAATAATTTCAATGCTTGTTCGCAGGGAAAGCACACCATTATCTGGCCAGTCTTCAATAGCTAGGTCGCAAGCTATGGATCTATTGATGGCAGAATTTGTATTAAAGCATGATGACTATGCCATCTTGAAGCATTACATTGATGATAAAACATCTTATTAAAAAAAGGAGCATCAGATGCACGATTTAAAAAACATGAAGGTTGTTGATGATAAAATAAAATTTGATAGGATAATGACATTTTCATTTTCTTTTATCGGATCTCTTGTGGGCGTTTTTTGCGTCATTTTTTTTACAATAAAACTTTTGGGGTAAAATTTATGTACATTATTATTGATTTAGACAACATCATTTCTGATGATAGTTGGCGTATAAAGAATATAGATTGGACCAAGTCTGACAATCTAGCGCGGTACAACGACTATAACCTACTGTCTGGATTTGACATGGCTGGCAACGAGTGGCTGTTTCAAAACAATGATTATGAAATTGTTGTGTTGAGTTCTAGACCTGAATTTTACGCACCCATCACTGTTCAGTGGCTCAAGAGTATCGACATTGAGCCGATCTTTTTGATCATGCGCGAAACTGGCGATAATTCACCGCCAGCAAAGTTAAAACAAAAACAATTGCAGTCATTTTACAATGTCATGAGAGCCACAGCAGACGATGTTGTCGGTGTCTATGAGTCAGACCAGCAGACGATTGACATGTACATTGAAAATGGCTTAAAGGCTTACTCAGTGTCTATTCACAGTCATGGGAACAAAGCGTTCAATGATACAGAGATCACGCTTAAAGATCGCACATCGCTCGGTATTTCTCCTAGTGCTTCCGTGGAATTCATAGACTGCAGGAAATAATTATGAGCTTAATATTTAAACCCCGAATTCCGTTTAATTTTGGAGCAGGAAAGAATTCTTCTGTTAAAAGAAACCAAGTAGATAGAGAAAGACTTTCGTGGTCTGAAGATCAGCTAGAAACTTTAATGTGTTTAAGAGCTTTACGCTTTACGCTTGAGGAATGTGGTGATTATTTCGGCAGGTCAGGCAACGCCTGTTCAAACATTATTGAGTATCGACAGCTCAAGGGTTTGATTAAACAAAAACGTCATGAATTAATTAAAAAGGTGGTAAAAAATGATAGCTGAAACTCTATTTTGCCTTGCTCAAGCAGTGTATTTTGAGGCTCGTTCACAGCCACTTATTGAGCAAGTCGCGGTGGCACAGGTTGTTCTTAATCGAGTTTATTCAGAACGATACCCCAACACTGTTTGTGATGTGGTCTATGAGAACCATTTTCCAAAACAGTTGCACAAATGTCAGTTTAGTTTTATGTGCGATGGGCTCAAAGAAACTATAACGGATGCAGACGCATGGCTTGAGTCAAACCAAGTGGCCTCGTTAGTGCTACAGCCTAGCTTTCCTGACTTAGTCGATGGATCAGTGAATTACCACGCTGATTACGTTAGACCAGATTGGTCAAGCAAGTTAAACAAAGTGGCGCAAATAGGACGCCACGTATTCTACAGGTAGTCGCCAGTTCTAATCATTTCGGTGATCGTAAATGCGCGTGATCCGACTTGTTTAGCCCAACGACTGTCCAAAAACTCATCTGCAGCAATTTCGTAGTCTTCAGTAGCCATTGCCGCCAAAGCCTTTTTAAACCCCATCAGTCGAGACAGTCCGACATTAAAGCACAAATCAGTTAGCGCATCTTTGCGAACCTCATCCAGTTCAGAGTACCAAGGGAACGCCCTAATTAATTCTGAGCTGACTCTCTTAATATCATTGCTTAATAAGTAATCAATCTCATCATCAGATAATCCGATACCGCCTCCCTTGTCTATATTGCGACCAACGCCAATGGTTATTTTATCTGCTGTGCATTTATAAGCGTGCGTTTCCACGCCTTCGTGTTTTCTAAGCATATCAATAATAATGCTCATGTTTAATTCCTCATGTAAACTGCAATTCCGAACAAAATTCCCACTGCTACGATCATGAAAATGCCTATATTAATAGCCAAAGTAACATCTTTTTGTATTTTGTTATTTCGTCTAATACGAGCATTAATCTTCTCTTTCTCTTCTTCTTTTCGCTGCCTGTGCCATTCAGCCTCAAATTTTACAAAATCGCTCCACCCATTTAGTCGGCTCTTTTTTAAGTGAAATTCAAGCTGAGAACGCCTAACTCTCTCTTGCTCTGCAAATTGGTACGCTTCTAGGGCTGTGCCACGGCTATTTGCATCTCCAGCT